TCCGTTTCGGTTATTAAACGTAACCACTATTGAGAGGGACAATATTGGTTCTCCCGGAGTAGGGTCTGTAATTTACAACACTACTTCTAACGTGTTCGAAGGATATGGTAACGGTGGCTGGACTTCAGATGTTTGGGGACTGTCCACTTCTGCTTCTTATGCATCCTGTTCGACAACGGCAAGCTACGTGGTAAATTCCACCTCGTCTAGTTTCTCTTTATCATCTAGTTATTCTGCTACTTCATCTTATGCTAATAATTTTAACTATTTTGTGAGTAATAGTTATTCAAATACGTCAAGTTATTCAAATACGTCAAGTTATGCTTTATCATCAAGCAATGCTTTATCATCAAGCAACTCTCTGTCATCTAGTTATGCTTTGAATTCAACGTCTGCTAGTTATTCTTTAAACGCAACAACTTCAAGTTATGCTAATAATGCAACAACTTCAAGTTATGCTTTGAATTCAACGTCTGCTAGTTATGTTTTATCATCCAGTTATGCTTCAGCCTCCGCTCTTCCATATACAATTGTGTCAACTGTGGGAGCATCTTCAGTAGTTCCTGGATCAAAGTTAGTGGTTATTACTGCTGCAGGAGTAGCTACTATGACATTAACTGCTCCGACGACTAACCAAAACGGTGTGGAAATGAAGTTTATATCTACTACAGCCAATGCTCATACAATAACTGCGACTAATCTTTTGATTGATGGGACAACGACCACGGCGACGAAAGACCTTATTACTTTTCCATCATTCATTGGAGCTTCAATAACGTTAATGGGTTATGGTGGATTATGGTCAGTCTTATCAAACATAAACTGTACAGTATCGTAATATTTGGGTTATGGATAAAGAAAATATCGAAAAAATACTCCGGAATATTGATGAAATTTTGAAGTTGTCCTTCGAACAGTCAAAAAAGGGAGATCTCATCTTCTCAAAAATAAATGAGTTAGCACATGAATGTAAAAAGTGTTTAGGTAGATTATAACAACTTGTGTTATATTATTTAGGTGGTATATTTCTTAAATGAAAGATTATACCGACGTTCAACTTCAAGAGAATTACGAAAAATTCACCGATCTCCTAAAAGAAACCTTTTCCGGAGACAGATTAAAAAGACTCCTCAATTTATATAGTGAGGATGAATATGGATTGAGATTGGTGACCGCTCCAGCTTCTGCTAAAGCACATTTTCATAACGCATATGTGGGTGGTTATCTGGACCACATCATGAATGTCTACAAGGGATGTGTCGGTTCCAAGAAGTTATGGGAAATGATGGGAGCAACGATTGATTTCACCGATGAGGAAATGGTTTTCGCCGCGTTACATCACGATTTGGGAAAATTGGGAGATAAAAAACAAGGCGAATACTATCTCCAACAAGATAGTGAATGGCACAGAAAAAATAGGGGAGAAATCTATAAATTTAATTCAAATCTCCAATACATGAACGTAACAGATCGTGCTTTGTTCATACTTCAGTCATATGATATAAAATGCACATGGAAAGAAACCCTTGCTATCAAGTTATCAGATGGTCTATACGATGAAAACAATGAGGCTTACCTAAAGAGTTACAATCCAGATCATGAATTGAAGACAAATCTTCCAAGAATCGTTCATAACGGAGATTTTATCGCATGTCGATCCGAATACGATACTTGGGTAAGAGGAAAATGATTTGATTTAATTTGATTTAATTCGTTTTTTTTGATATGTATAGAATATGACAAAACAAGATTTAAAAAAACTGATAAAAGAAGTAATATCTGAGAAATTCGATACTTCTGCCACCCATAACATAGTTGATATATTATATAATACTTTAAGAAAAGATTCTAGATTTAGTAATGTGAGTAAAACTTATGTTACGGATGTGTCTGACGATCCAACCTTTGATTCGGTTATGGGATATATAAAAAGTGGAAATGTTAATGGACATGTTGCCATCAATATCAAATCTCCAACTGAAATTAAGGTTGACCTGAGTTTAGACAATGGAACAAATCTTGCTTCAAAAACTCTTTCATCTGTAGAATCCACTATTAAATTTTTAAAAGATCCATCAACTTCATTTAAAAGTGATAAAAATAGTCCATTAATAGGGGGTATTGTGACTGGACACGTTTCAACTGGATATAAAGGTAGTTATCTACAAATTAAAACCAAGGATGGAAAAACTCACAAAATTGAAATTCCTGGATAACATCCAATAGTAACCAATTAGTCAAAAATCTCCCCATTATTTTTAATGGGGTTTTTGTTTTTTTAAAACTATGTATGGTCCATGAATATTTTCTCCTTTAGAAATTTACTTATATTAACCTCCCTAGCCATCGCATCATGTGCCGCCTATTTTTCTGTAATAGGTATATCAATGTTATTTGTTGGTTCAAAAATCTCCTCAATGGTCATGGCTTCCTGTTTAGAAATCGGGAAACTTGTTGCCACTAGCTTTTTGTTTAGATATTGGTATAAGTCTCAAACATTTCTAAAAGTTTACTTGACCACAAGTGTAATCGTATTGATGTTGATAACATCTCTAGGAATCTTCGGATACCTATCGGCATCTTATCAAAAATCCTCGTTAGATAACAAGTTATTTGAAGAAAAGGTTACTATTTACGAATCTCAAAAAGATTCTTTATCAAAAAAGGTGGAACAATCTAAAATTAGAATTATATCAATCAGCGAACTTAGAAATTCACAGGAAAAAAGATTGGGTGAAGCAATGACAAATCCAATTATTGCTAGAAACCCCATACAATTACAAGAAATTCAATCCCAAACTCTGGAATTAATAAACAAAAGTGAATCTAATATAGAAGAAGAGAATAAGAAAATTCAATCTTCTCTGGACGGAGTTTCTAAAATTAATGGCGAAATAACAGAATTAAAACTTGACTCTCATAAGAAGAGTGATATTGTAACATTTAAATACGTCGCGCAGGAACTTGATATGGAGATGGATAAAGTGGTTAAGTGGTTTATAGCAATAATTATTTCGGTGTTTGATCCTCTCGCCATATGTTTGTTATTAGCATATAACACGACGTTGGAGCCGGAATTAAAAAAAAAGATGACCTAATAGTTGATGATGTTGCAGAAAAGATCGAAGATGAGGAATCGGAGAAATTAAAAACTGTTAAATTGAACGACGTTAGGGAGGCTGAAATTATAAGACAGAGAAATTTGGCCAGATTATTTACTAATAAAATTTAGTTTTGATAATGTTAAACGATATGTAATCCATACTATGAATGAATATGATACTGAAATTGTCTTGAACTTGTTAAAAAGAGCAGCTAAGACCACCGATTGGGATTTGATATGTGAAGCTATAGAATATGTGGAGGATGTTTCCGATATAGACGTAGAGGATGATGGGGAAAATTAAAAATGTTAACAACAATTGTTATTCTATCTGTGGTGGGTTTATTATCCATAGTATCAAATATATTTTTGATAAAATCTGTGAAAATACAGCTGGCCAAGATTTCGGTTTATGAAGAATGGATAATTAGATTTAGAAGCCAAATATTGGAAACTTATTCCAATTTAAAATTGGTTGACGAAAAAAATATTTTTGAAAAGGACGATGATGTAGGCTTCGTATTTTCAAATATAGTAGAAATAGTAGAAGATTTAAAAAATAAAGTTTATGACCAAGACTCTACAGAAACCTAAAAAAACCTCAAAATCCTCCCGACCATCCAATAAAAATAATATTTCCAAATTGGCAATATTAAAAATAAATATAAATTCTAACAATAAGGGGCTTACAAAAGATAAACCCAACACTCTCATTCAACCACCGGCTATAGTGGTTCCAACTGAAAAAGTTAAAAAAGTATCTTTTGAAAAAATGTATTTTACAAAAGATACAGAAGATGCAATAATAGAATTTAACAAGGAAGAGAATGATGAAAAGAGAAATGAAATATATAATACTAAAATAAAGTATCCATTTGAAAAATTGGTCGAAAATGTGTTCAATACTTTCAAGTTTAGTTATTTTGATGTGGGACCATTGGACGTTCAGAAAGAGACTTTATCTCACTTGGTCGCAAATATACAGAAGTTTGAATCGGGAAAAGGAAAAGCATTTTCCTATTTTAGTATCATTGCAAAAAATTATCTCATCTTCAATAATAACTCTAATTATAAACGATTTAACCAACAGGTTGATATATCAGAGGAAAATGAGGAACATACCGTCCGTCTTCAAACGGAAGATTCTCACCATAGAGATGTTCAGACCAAAGAATTCATGCGAATGATGATATCTTATTGGGATAAAAATATAAAATCCATATTTCCAAAAACCAGAGATCTACAGATTGCTGAAGCGGTGATTGAATTGTTTAGGAACAGCGATAGAATAGATCACTTTAACAAAAAAGCGTTATATCTTTATATAAGAGAAATTTCAACGTGTAAAACGCAGCAGATTACAAAGATTATAAATAAGATGAAAGATCATCAACAAAAAATCACCCGAATGTATGTTATAGAGGGAGTAATCTAACCCCCCATTATTAGTTTAAGAAGAATAGAATCAAAAACTTGACATAAACTGATATTTATGTTATATGGATCTAAATGAATTCGAAATATACAAGGGAAAATCGTTCTCCTCTCTGTGCAAAGAGATAGTGGTAAATCAAAACGAGAAAAAGGATCAGATTGACATATTGATTAGTGAGTTGCGACCACTTATAAAATCAGTAAACGAAGCAATTGTAATTGTTCCCTTAATAAAAGAATATCTCGATGTTGGTGTAAAAAATGACGAACAATTGGTTAAACTAGCAGCGGTGATTCAAAGAATCCTATCCAAAAACGAAAACCCGGATGTCGATGGGCCGTTTGTCATAAGCGATGAAGAAAGAAAACAGTTGATGGAGGAAGTAGACAAACTTCAAAAATCAGATTCTATAGATGTAAAAGTCAAAGGAATAAAATAATCCAATGTATGTTATAGATCATAGCATAATAGACTATTCTAATGAGGATGAATTTTCATTATCCACTAAAAGGGAAAATACCTACGTTAGTCATGGTAAAAGCGTAATCCAATTCGAACCCGGCCTTGTGTTGGATATTGTTTTAGATGACACACACCCAAAGTTTTCATCAGGAGCCTTAGGCGAAATAATCATAGGAGAGGATTTCCCTGCCGATTTTAGCGGCAATACACCGTCAAACTCAGATTTAGATTATTTTTCCATAGGATCAGCACTTGTGAGATTATGTTATTCTCAACAAAAAGTAGAAAAGGAAAACCTAATATGGGCAGTTCCTTTAGATTCGAACTTTTCCACGTTTCCACTATTAAATGAAGTTGTTCACGTTGTTAAAATATTTGACAAGTTTTATTATACCAATAAAGCTAATACAAAAAACAATTGTAATACCTCGGCTGATTTTAGATATGAACAGACGTATGGAAAAATGATAGGAAATAGGAGTTATGATGGTGTGGAGTTGACGGGGCCAGAATCTAAGTTCGATTCGATAAAAGGACAAAAAACTTACTCTGGGTTTAGGGGAATTTTAGGAAAATATTTCTGGTTTAACAATAAAATCAAAAATTTAAGGAGATTTGAAGGGGATACCGTAATGGAAAGTAGGTTCGGACAATCTATAAGAATGGGTTCATATGATGATAACCGATCAAATGATACTGGGTTCTACGACGATTATAAAAGTGGGGATTCGGAAGATAATCTATATTTCGGCGGCGGCAATCCCAGCATATTAATAAGAAACAGGCAAAGACCAGTATCTAGGGTTTCCGAACAAAGGTTACATCCACTCTTAAATCCAATTCTACCTATATCATCGTCATTAAATGAGAAAAACTCCGGAGGTTATCTAATCGAAGATATAAACAACGATGGGTCGTCTATTCATATCACTAGTGGATTAACTATATCTCCGTTTAGAACCACATGTTATAAGTCAATTTTCTCAAAAAGTAAACCGGAGGAACAATCTAAGTTTTCCCCATCTAACTCAACGGAATTTGTTTCCCCAATACTCAATAAGGATCAGATTGTAATAAACAGCGATAGGTTAATATTTTCATCTCGGTTTAACGAAACGTTGCATTTTTCTAAGAAACGATACATGATAGCAACCGACTCTGAATATACCGTCGATGCACATGATCAAATTGTATTAACAACCAACCAGAAAACGGTTATAAACTCACCAGCAATTTATTTGGGTGAATATAATAACACGAACGAGCCAGCTTTATTGGGACAGACCTCCGTGGATTGGCTTTATGATCTATGTCAATGGTTGTTAGTTCATACCCACAAATATGTCCACTCCCACCCTGACGCTGGCGGGGCTGAGCCGGATGTGACTCAATATCCGGTGGAGGTCAGACAGCTTATATCTCTCAGAGATAAACTTCACACCCTAATGAGTCGTAGAGTATTTCTAACAGGAGGGGGGTATGCAAACGGAGCAGATGGGGGAAACATCACGGACGGATCTAAACCTCTTAAAATAAATGTATATTCTGGGGACGGTGTTCCAGGTGGGTGGAAAGGAAAAAACAGACGGTGATAGGTTTTTGGAAATATTTATAGTAATATGAAAACTGATGAATTTAAGAAAATAATAAGAGAGGTTGTAAACGAAGAGTTGCTCCGTATACTCCCAAAACTTCTGGATCGTAGAATAACGGAGGGGAAGACGCCTCCAATAGAACATATCCAACCAACTCCGACTGCACCTCCCATTCCTGTTAAAAAGGAACTGAAAAGATATATCAAAGACCCAATATTAAATCAGATTTTGAACGAAACGAAGGTAACGATTACCCAAGAACCAACCTACCCAGGAGTCTATTCTGAACTGAATATGAATGCTACTGGAATGAATATGTTAAATGAGATAGCCGTTCCACATTCTTCGGAAGTTGGATCAAATCAGCCATCCAGTAGGGAAGAGCCAGCGACTAAAATAGAAAAAGTTTTCATGAAAGACTATTCAAAGTTATTGAAAGCAGTAGAAGCGAAGTCTAAAAAATAATTTTTATGTCAACGATTTACGAACCTATAGGAATTACTGTACCGATAGTTAGAGGGGAAGGTGGATATTTTAATCAATCCTTCGATACCAATGAAAAGGTGAAGCAAAATCTAGAAAATTTTTTGAAAACTAAAAGGGGAGAAAGAAGAATGCTTCCGGAGTTTGGCACAAAAATGTATCAGGTGTTATTTGAACAAAACGATCCGAATCTAATAGAAATAACTAAGAATATTCTCCGAGATGAAATATCATATTGGATTCCAGAGGTAACTATTGAAAGTATTTCTATTATTAATGAAGAAAACGAAGGAAATGTTGATAATTATAATATAGTAATTAGTATTGTGTATGCGGTCATACAGACTAATCATGTGGATACGTTAACGTTTG